TCTTCAGAGTTGAACCAATAGTCAACAACCTTATTTAGATTACCAACGAAAGCACCCAATAAGATTAATAACATTTCCTTCCAACTCTCTTGAATTGGGATACCAACAAATGTTGCAACGTTGATACCTAAAATAATAAAGAAAAACAAAAACAACACAACGATAGTAATTCTCCATCTATTTGATTGCATTTGTTGTAACATGTAATAGAATCTGTTTTTATCATCTACCTTAACGTAATCACTTGTACTAAATAATTTTTTCATTTTAACTTTTTAACATTCCTTTTTTAATGAGTTTTTCAACTACTCTTACAGTTGAAGTCTCGAGAGCCTTTTTTGTAGATACACCCACAGTTGATTTGTTAAATGTTGGTCCTTCAATATCACCTAAAGTCGTTGAAGTCTTGGTTGTGATTGCTCTACCTTGACCTGACCCTGTAATAATTTCTCCTGTTTCAGCATCCACAAATCTAACCTGTAATCCTAACTGAGTTACTTGTTTTATTGTAACGCCACTTGTTTCAACAACTTCATCTTCACCGACAGAAAAATCATAGACTTCAATGTAAACAAAGTATTTTGCTAATTTGATTTTACCTTTCCCATCAATTTTGTTTTCGGTAAAACCTTTATTGGACGCTTTGAATTGTTGAACCATTCTTTCTTTGATTTCCAATTTGTCTTCTGTGAATACAAATCTTCCTGTTTCCTCCAAGTATTCCAATACAATGTTTGTAACACCCATTCCAACACGAGCATCTTTCAACTCAGGATACATTTCATAAACTTCATCGTTGATACCAATTTTTAGGATTTGAATAGGGATTTGGATTGTATCGGTGTAAGGTGGAAGTGATTCCAAAGACTTCTTTTTTTCAAAGTTGGCGGTATACTCCTCAGTTTTAATAGAACCGATTGGTTGACCATGACACTCTTTTGGAGTACCACACCCAACCAACACTAATCCCAAAACAATTAGTTTACCAAGGTGCATCTTCAGATTCACTTTTCTCTTGTTTAGGAGCAGGTGCTGCAGGTTTTTCAACTGTCTTTTCTTTGATAACTGTTGTCGTTCCACCGCCAGAATTTGTGTTCTTAGATGAATTGTCAACATTCAAATTAATTACAGGTGCCGCAGGTGCAACTTGCTCTGTTTTTGGTGACTCTTCTTCATCACCACCAAAAAGTGTTGTGGTGAAATAAGCTCCACCAGCTGTGACTGCTGTTGCAATCGCCCCGATAATAGTCTTCTTAAGACCACTCCAGGTTCCGTCATTTTCTTGTTCTTCTGACATTTTATTTGAATTTAATTTAGGGTTTATTGTTTTTATTGGGCTAACTTGAGGTCTCAATTTGAGACCTCAAGATTTTACTTAACTACTGAAGTTCTATCTGAGTACAACTCATCGTCTTTTCTGAGAATAGCAATGTATTCACCAGCACTTAACATTCCTAAGTTTACAGTTGTAGAGTATTGACCAACAGAATATGTTCCGTTTAACACTTCCACACATTTTTTACCACCCATATCGTAAACACCTAAGGTAACAAAACCTTTCTCGTATATCTTGAATGTAATCATGGTTTCACCCATAGTTGGGTTTGGGTAAACTCTCATCTTTTCAAAACCTGATAACTCCGTAGGGTCTCTTTTGAAGACTTGTAAGATACCGTCTGTTGGTGTGATAATTAAATCAGTTGCAACATTGTCACCAGCAAATTTTCTTGTAACATACAAAGGACTTTTGTTCCACTCACTCTGAGTCATTTTAGAACGAAATTCTAATGTAAATAAAGTCTCACCGTCTTTAACCAAATTTTGATTGTTTGTTGGGTCGTATCCACCCCATTCAACTTCGTTATCATTTACATTAATAAAAGAAATCCAATAAGAAGATTTCAATTCATTTTGAAGTGATACAAACTCTAACAAATCAGAATCATATTTCATTGAAAGTTGTAACGCTCCTAAGTTAATCCCTGATGTTTTTAATTTTACAGGAACTCTCACCAAGTTACCTTCATCAACACCAAGGGTTGGGAAGTTTACTTCAATGGTTCTTAGATTATTGTCGTATTGAGTTGTAACGTCAATGATACGTTTATTAGCGTTGTTTGGGTTAACAATTTCAATTGGAATCAAACGAGCTCTCTTGAATCCTGTTCCGTTAGCATCACCCGGTACCAACACATAGTATGTTACTGAGTCAGGTTGACCTGCAACAATATCAAATGTGAAGTTGGTTACACCAGGATGTGTGTTCTGTTGAGTTGTTGTTGAACCAACAATTGAATTATATTGTGATTCTGTAAAGAACTTAACATCAGGAACTGAGTTAGCCCATGTTGTAAATCTACCCGCAACTCTTGCATAAACACCGTAAACGTCAGACACGGTTACATTCTTATCACCATTAACATCTGATGAATAAAAATCAAAACCTGTCATCGTTTGTGTACCCAAAACGTATTGGTTAATTCTTTGAGCGTCTGCGGTTGTTACCACATTACCAACACTCATCGTGTCACCCTGAACTCTGATTCTTACGTTCCATGCACTTGTATCAATTTCAACATCGGTAAAAGCAAAACGACCGTTTACGTTTGTTTTCTGTGATGTAACTTGTGTCCAAGTAGACGATGTCTTAAGTTTTTTGTCTAAAGCAACCGCCAAATTTTTGGATACCGTTCCTGTAACGTTTACAAACTTACCTTTAAATGACATCTTCTGTGATTTCAAAACACCACCAAAGTTTGTAAGATTCAAACTGTAGTCATCACCTGCTTGTTTTGTTGCTGTCTGTGAAAAACTACTTGAACCAACAAATTTCATGTCAGTCACAGTAAAGTAAGTTGTTGCCAGTGAAGATGTGTGATTCATCTTTACATTGAACAAAGAACCTGCAGGAATTGTAAACGATGAGTTGGTTCCTGTGTAAACCAAAGTAATCGTCACATATCCTGAAGCAGGTGCATCAACATACTGAAGACTCTGTGAAAAAGATGTGTTAGTTGAGGTTACTGTGTCAACTCCACTGAAAGCCTGATTGTCATAAAACAACCTGAACTGAACAGCGGTTATGTTCTCGGAAGAACTGTTGTAAAAGCACAATCCTACGTCAGTGTAACCCGCACTATATTTTCCAAGTTGATACGTGGAATCTAAAGTAACGTGAACTCCTGAGGTGGTTGGTGTGGGGCACGTCTGTGCTTGTAACGTGACCCACGTGGTTAGTGCAAAAATTGCAGCAATTATTTTTTTCATAAGAGTGTTGATTAGTGTACTTATAAATATGATAAAACACTTAGTTTTCTTACTACTATCAACTTTTTCGTTATCAATTAACGCACAAGTTAAAATTGATGTCGTTGGTGATAATTGGGAACAGGTTGTTCACAATGCTCTCACATTAATAAAAGAAACAGATTCAACAACTTATAAATTTGTCACAAGTAATTGTAATCACATAGGATTTTGGAATGGTAATTATTCAACTACCGAAGGTAAAAGTATTTTTTTAACAACTACCGAAGTCAGAAATGGTAATATTAATAATATTGCATGTGCAATTGTTCATGAGTCTAAACACATAGAACTTTCAAATAGAAACTTATCAGAGTCACAGGAAGAATGTATTTGTTATTTTTATGAACTTGAATTCATTTTGAAAATGAAAAACATTGACTTATTTTTGATAGACAATATCCAAGTTAACCTGAATAAATACAATTGTGAAAACTATTTAAAGTAATGAGCAGTAAATTAAGATTAGCCAATAAAGTTATTAAAGACTTATTTGTTAAACATAACGTAAAGTACAAAATTTCTGAAACCGATAGAGAATTTATCGGGGATTTAGATTTTGACATTTATGTTGATTTGTCAAAATATCATAGATTGGGTGAGAATTTTGACGAATCATATCGTGATTTCTTTGATAACTTTTTGGAAGATGAAATTGCAGAATCACTTGAAATGGTTGGTCTTGAAGAGGATTTTAATCAAATCACTTTTCATCACGAAAACCGAGAAGTAGGTATATTAATGAAAAGAATTATTCAAGATAAATTAGATTCAACACTTAAACGTCTTGGAGGTTATTCTTCTTATGACAAATTTAAAATTAAATCATTAAAGTTACAAGACTACCGTCCTGGTTACGAGGTAGTGATTGAAAACCCTAAAAGTATTGTGAATTTAGTTAAAAATACCGCACAGAGACAATTGTCAGATATACCTGAGCTTGAAGATATTGTCATCAAATTCATTTAGTCCCAATCCTGAGAATTGGCATCCATCACAATACATTTTCTCCAAAATTTGGCAAATTTAGTTTTTGGGAATTTTATGGTAAAAAATTCACCTATAATAATAACACCTAATAGTAGGAGTGATATTAGTAACGAATAAAAAATATACTTCATATTTTAATACTAATAAAAAACCCCCACTCGTAAAGAGTGAGGGTAGTGAGTCTCGTACAGAAAAAGAATATCAGAAAGAGTTTTAAATGTTAAAGTTTGCTTGTTGAATCTCTTGACGGTTGAATTTTAAAAGCAAAATCAAATTCTGTTATCATGGTTTTTAGGTAAAGCCGAAGCCTGGATGAAAATTCAATCTCTGACGGACTCAACTATCTTTAGATTGTTTTGGTTGCGTTGTGGACATCCAATTCATCTTGAAGTTTTTCAATCTTAACTTCAAGAAGTTCAATCAAGTTATTACGACGAACAACATCAATAATGGTAGTTTTCACCATCGGAGTTTCATCACTGTAACGATGCATTTTTCTTACAGTACCTTCACCACAATCTAAACCACGAAGGTGTTTTAACAAACTTTTGAGTTCTGACATCTCAAAAATCTTATTGTAAACCCCCATGTTTGCCATGTGGATTTTTGTTTTTAGTTCAACCAAATCGTCAACATTGTTCAACAATTCGGTAAGAGTTTCTTCAACGTCATAGTGACGGACCGCACCTTCTTCAACTGAGTTATTCTCATTTAGACGGTGGTATAAGTCTGATGTTTTCTTCACCAACTTATTTTTTTGTTTAAGAGCTTGTTTAATATTCATAATCGTTATTTTGTTAAGTATAGTAAAATGTTTGCAATAAAAAATCCAAGTCCAATTATTGAAAGTGCAATTCTGACTGAATGTGAGCCACCTAAAGAAATTCTTTTCTTTATTGCCTTGTTATATTCTTCCATCATATTGTTCATTAAATCATTATCACCCGTTTTGGCGGTTTCTTGAAAATTTGAAATCGCGTTATTAATTTCTTTTTGTTCTTTGTTTGACATAACATATCCAACTATCCAAGAGAGTAATAGACATATCCATCCAAGTGGTACTAAAATTGTGTATACGGTCATTTGTTTTTTTTAAAATTTAGTTGGTTAAAATGGTGAAGTCAAATTATTCGTAGAAAAAAATCTCAACTCCCGCCTCTTTAAACATAACCAAACTTCGTTTAGCATGTTCATCCCAATATTCACGGTTTTTGGTTGTGTCTTCTGTCTTACAATAAATTTCCTTTACACCAGCAGAAATAATGCCCTTGGCACAATCCGTACAAGGAATACCACAGGTGAGATACATTGATGTTCCCTTTGTAGATACTCCAATACGTGCAGCATTGTAAAGAGCATTTCTTTCCGCATGTTCCATCCAAAAGTATTTCTCAGGTCTTTGTTGCCTTTCCTCAACAAAGTCATTGATACCCCTTGGAAATGAATTAAACCCAGTGCTTACGATTTCCTTATCCTGACCAACAATAACCGCACCGATTTGAGTTCGTTGGTCTTTACTCTTGAGTTTTACAGCCTCCGCTATGTTGAGAAAATATTCCTTCCAAGTCATAGTTTGATTTCAAAACGATTTCTCATTTGTTCAATTTTCTCTTCAGGACATTCGTGTATGTTAATACCCCCATGTCGGTTTTCAACAATAATTGAGAACACTTTGTAACCATATTCTTTAGCCAACTCATAATAATCCTCCATCTCCCACTCTTGAGTGAAGGTGTTTGAAACCACAATGTTTTCATATTCCAAACCGTAAGTGTTAAAGTTGATTTCCATCCACTCACGAACAGTTGCCTTACACCACGCATGAGCGTCTTTGATTTTGGAACCATCAAATTTATATTCACCGTCTGAGTTGAAGAACATATCGGCTTCAACAAAGGCATCCCCAATCTCACGGGCTAATGTAGACTTACCCGAACCAGGTAATCCACGAAGAAGGTATAGATTTTTCATTTTGTAAAGATATATTATTTATTGATATGAAACAAGATAAGTCAATTATTAATCCTGAACTTTGGGACTTAATTAAAAAGAAACAGAACATAAAGATAGAAAAAGAAATTATTGATTTCAATAGTAGAAAATGGAGATGGAAAATTTTCAAACAATACTTGAAGTCATTTTTCCAATCTCCATTCTCAAGAAAACAAAAGTATACTAACTATTGATTCGTTTCTCGTGATGGTCTTGAGGTAGTGACAACTTAACGTGTGGTCTCCCTTTCATAATACTTCTGATTTCCTCCAAAGAAATTGGATATAACTCATTACCATCAACACCAACGTCCATAGCCTTACCCTCATGTAACCTCAGTTGTTGTGGTAAGTGAACGTGACCGTGTAAGTGAATCACACCGTCGTTCATACCGTTCCATGAAGCAATCGGGTAGTGCATACACACCAAAGAAAACTTATCAACTTCTTTACCATTGGGTTTCCTCACATCCAAGTGCAAGTAATCATGACAAGAAGAGAATATATCTTGGATTCCACCTTTATTCCTACGGATGTGTTGGTCGTGGTTACCATATACCAAGTGAACGTTCTTACAAACAATTCGGTCCCTGAAGTCTTGAATGGATTCAAATCCACCAAAAGACCAATCACCCAAGTGAATTAGAATATCATTCTCACCAACAAGTTCATTGATTCTATTAACCAACGTACTGTTCATATGTTCAAGTGATTTATAATCTCTTGTTAAATTATCCTGCCCACCCCAATTTGTGGTTGCACGACAGATATTTGCGTGGTTGTAGTGAGTGTCTGAAGTAAAAAACAACCCTTGACCTTTTTCTAATATTATTTTCATGAGTGAACTATTAATGATACGATGAGTACAAAGAAAAATAAGACACACCATCCGATGAGACCCCAATACTTTTTGCGAATTTTCATACCACAAAAGTAACTTCAATATTTCACATTACAAAGACTTGATAAAAATATTTCTACCCTTATGATTGTATAATAACTTGAGGGTTGGCTGGTTGTCCAAGAGTGTTGATTAGTGTTAGACCAGACTTTTAGGAGGGGACTTGTTCTCCTCCTTTTTTTAGGCTACGTTGGTACCTAATATATTGTCAATCTTTTTACCACCTTGAGCAATAATACTATTACCCGAATCTATTCTTGAACGTATTGCAATTTCAATTAGCTTGTTTGGGTCGGTAATACCTTTCTTAACTGCATCATTTATCTTTGTTGCAAACTTTCTAAACCAACCTGGTCCGTTCCATGTACTGTAGACAAAGTGAAACATTAAATTAGGATTTGACTCAACTATCTTTCTCGCTTCAGGTGAAAGATAATTATTCATATTCTTCAAAAAGAATGGTTTCATCATCTTAGCAACCAAACTTCTCAATTTTGGTTCTAAATTACCACCCATGTAATTGTGTTTCCAATTTGAGCTAGCTTCGGCATTATCAATAATTTTCCAAAATTCTATTCCATCAGGTGAAGTGTTAATATCACCACCATGTCTTCTATCAATACCCATCATAGTTTCACCTGAGTTGCCCATCGCACCTTTATTCATATTAGGATGGTAATAACCACCCTCTAAAGCACTAATAACTTTATTTGTAATTTCTTCAAAAGAACCTGGAGATACTTGAGGAATTTTGGTATCTACACTAACAAATGTCGCATCTTGTGGTGTAGAACTACCTTGCATGAATTTCGCAACATCAAAAAATGATTGTTCTTCAATATTCATTAATTTCTGTTGTCTCTTAATATCTTCTACTAATCGTCTTTTCATTGAATGACCTTTAAAAAATAAATACCTATAATATAAGAAATACCTCGTTTATTAAAACATAAATGAGGACATTTAAGTATTTATGTTTATACTAACCAAAACATGCCAGATAAAAATCTCATATTAAAAAGGTCTCTACAAAAGATTGTCAAGTCGGCAATCAAGAAAGACCCTATTTTATCTGATGTATACCGTGTTGATATAACATTTTTATTTAAGTCACCTGTCATGTCAGCCATGTGTGATTGGGTTTATGGATTAAAAATCTATACAGATTCTGAGTTTGTTGATAGAATCGCCATCGCTAATAGACTCAAGTCAAAAATCACCAACATCATTTCACAAATATCTAACGATTCATTCTGTTGTACAGATGTTTCATTTGAGTAAAACCTAACCCATTTTTATTTTCTGATAAAGATGAAGTGCCTGAGCAATCACTTGGTGCATATCATAGTATTGATAGGTTCCTAACCTACCACCAAACATATACTTCTCAAGTTTATCACCTTGTATTTTGTATTTGGTGTAAATCTCACTATTTGTATCATCCTTGATTGGATAATAAGGCTCGTTATCACCTGTGTAGTCACAGGGATATTCTTTACTAACATAACTTGTTTTTTGATTTTGATAGTCAAAGAACTTATGTTCTAAAATCCTTGTAAATGGTGTATCACTGTCTGTGTAATTAACCACAGGATGTCCTTGGAAACTGTGAGAGGTAATGTGGACGTTCTCCCATGTCAAACTACGGTATTCCAATCTACCATGTTCGTAATTAAAAAATTTATCAATCGGACCTGTGTAGATTATCTTATCAGCAACTTCTTCCCACATTCCTTTGTTTTCAAAGAAGTCTTGGTTCAAGAACACATCAACATTATCCAATAACTTTTCAAATATTTGTGTATACCCACCAACAGGAATACCTTGGTATCTATCGTTGAAGTAATTATTGTCCCACGTAAACCTTACAGGTATTCTCTTAATGATTGACGCAGGTAGTTCCGTACATTTCTTCCCCCACTGTTTCTCAGTATATCCCTTAATAAACTTTTCATATATGTCGGTACCGACCATAGACAAGGCTTGTTGCTCTAAGTTAGTTACAGGACCCTTGTATCTTTGTTCCTCTATCTTCGCTCTTGCCTGTTCTTCTGTCTTCACACCCCACAGTTGGTAAAACGTCCACATATTAAATGGAAGGGTGTATAGTTCTTCTTTGTAGTTTGCTATGGGTGAATTAACAAACTGTTTAAAATCTGCAAATTGGTTTACCCAATCCCATATCTTTTTACTATCTGTATGAAAGATGTGAGCACCGTATCGGTGAACATGAATTCCGTCAACATCTTCGGTGTAACAGTTACCCCCAATGTGACTTCTTTTATCTATTACAAGTACTCTATGATTTTTACCCAACTCGTAGGCACAGGTTGCTCCAAAGAGTCCTGCACCTACGATTAGATAATCATATTTCTTATTCGAAATCAAATTCAACACCGTCAGAACTTAATACAGGTTCCTCAATTCTACGTTTGAGTTTATCTGACCACTCTTGTAAGAAATTTGATGTGTTATGGTAACAACGGTCTTCAATCAAGAAACACATCTGAGGGAATGGATTCACTCTTTCTTGTCCCATCATAATTTGTAAGTGTCCATAGATTTCATCGTATCTTCTTTGAGTCTCCAAGAAGAAACACAGGTAGAGTAAGTGTTCGTTTCTTGTTGGTGCGAACGCCTCTGCCTGATGAAAACACTTTTCAGCCTTCTCCAAGTCACCAATTACTTCCCAAGCCTGACCCATCAAGATAAATGCGAAGTAAGCCATCTCATCAATTCTTGCAGGTCTACCAGTTACATAATAGTTATGAGAATACTCCATGAACTTTTCATAGTAGAAAATACATCTTCTAGCAAATTCTTTTGAGTGGTCTAATCCAAATGGAAGTTCATCAGACTTACCCCAACAGTCAGAGTATGATTTTGCAACGTACCAAAGGTGATATAAATCTTCTCTAACGGTATTACCAACCACTTTGTCAATCTCAAGTTCCAAAGCGTCTTTCAAGAACTTCCTTGGAACATGCCAAGTCTGTCCGTCACTGTGAACCACGTGTCTGAATCCTTCAGGGAGAGTAACTCTAACAAACCCTTCACCGATTTCAGGTAAGTGGATTGTTTCGTGTCTTTTATCGTGTTGGAAGAACCATGGTCGGTCAGCATTCCACAACCAAGTTCGGTAGTATCTCATACCGTTTGCATGTGCAATTACATTATAAGAATCCACACTCAAGTCATCCAATACGGACCAATCAAAATCTTCATCAACCTCAAGAATCTCATCAGCATCCATCCTCAAAATCCATTGACATCCGTGGTCTGTTTGGAGACATGTCTTCAAGGTATGGTCTCGGTTCCAACCTGGATATTGCCATTCAATCTCATAGAGTAAACCAGGGATTCCTTTTTCCGCAAAGAAGTCACGGATAATGTCCTGAGTTCCGTCTTTTGAACCGTTATCTTGGATAACCCAATAGTCAATGTGTTTCCACACTGTTTCTAACATTCGGGTTATTGTTGGCGCCTCGTTGGCAACCATTGCGTTTAAACACAATTTAATTTTCTTGTTATTATTCATAGATGTAATTCATTATTTGTTCTTCATTATGATACTTTCTCACTCCCCCACGGTTTTGAAACTTCTGAGAGTGACCCAGTTCTTCATCCCAATTCCAATCTTCAAAACCTAACTCAATGATTCTCTCATGAATTCGTTTGTCGTAATGGTCTCGGATTAATCTTGCTCTACGATTGATGTCTGTCGCGTTGTTATCAACCGTTGAGTTTTTGTTGTTATATTGGATGTATAACATTTTTTTGACGTGAATCATTCGTGTATGTAGAAATGTATGAACAATAAGTTCAAAGTCATCAGCAACAGGTGTCAACTTATTGTGTCCACCAATCTCATGATATAGTTTTCTTTCCCACATTCTAACGTGGTTTGGCATTGATATGTTAAACCGTATAGACAATGGGTTGATATCAGGGTACCAATGTGCCAGTCTCTCAACACCATCAACCATAACTTTGGTATGACCAGCATATCCAAAGTCAAAGTAATTGTCGTGTCTTGCATACCAATCACCTGACCAATCGTGGTCATAGTATTTGAACTCACCATCCTCGTAACACTCGGTAACGTCTGTGTATAGGAAACCAGCATCGGGATATTGAAGGATTGCATCGTGAGAGATTTGTAAACACTCTGAAGTTAATGCATCATCATGGTCCAACTCAACCAACCAATCCCCATCACCAAGTGTTGCTGCTCTGTGTTTTGCCAAACCAACGTTACCACCTGTAATTGGATACAATTTATGTGGTTTTACTCTATAGTCATTCTCAGCGATTTTCTTGAGGATATTCCACGTAATCTCATCAGGTGAATCATCCAACACAATCCATTCCCAATTGGTAAATGTTTGTTTTTTCAGACTCTCATAGGTTCTGTAAATCCTTTCGTTTGTCTTATACGTTGGAGTGAATACTGAGAACCGTGGACGTATGTAGTCGGTGTTTCTGAAAACAGACTGACATACAATTACGTTTGCCAAGACCATATCAGGTAACGGTTCATCATAGTGAATATGAAATCTCGTTAAATGGAAATGTGGTATTTCAATGTTCTCATCAAAAGAAATGATTAGGTCGGGCTTATACTGTGTGTAATCTTCAATGACTCTATTCTCATAGGGTAAAGAATAAATCACAACCTCATCATGAAGGTGTTCCTCCCAATAAATGTCTGAATGTAATATAATCTCCCCCAAAGTGTGCCAACCGTAAACGATTGCCGATGGTTTTTTTGTCTGCATACAAACAAATTATAGGTAAATAACTCTATGTGTCAAGGGTCTCCTTTTACAGAGACCCTCACACTTTAGGACAACATTTCCAACATGATACTCCTGTCACCATCCCACTTTTTGATTTGTGACCTTGGAATCCAAAACTCCATCAAACCAATCTCTTCCACTCGTTTGAGGTAGTCCTCACGGTATTGGGTCGCCTGAGACCTGTCGGTGATGTATGGGACCCTCATGTGTTTAGAACAAATCTTACCCATACCAGTCAACATTGAGAACTCATCAGTCAAGGTCTTGGCACAACACATACAAACCTTACTACGTTTTACCGTCATCTTACCTTGGAACTTCACAGCCTTTGGTGATATACCCAACATCTTGGTGATGTCAATTAAGGTTGGATTAAACTCAAGACCGTAAGTTTCTTTGAGTTGTTGGCCAATCTTACGACCAATCAAGACAGTCTCGCCAGGAGTCGGAATACGTAGTTTAAGAACCTTGTCTTTGTATTCCTCCTTGTCAATCTGAGCGATTGCCACTGTGATTTGTTTGTCAGTCAAAGTTCCCCACTTTTGGAACTTCTCGGCGATGTCCTTTACGAACTTACTCTCCCCTGTGTATTCTACGATACGTTTGAGCTCGGGACGCTCATCTACAGTTACCTTGGTTGGTTGACTGTTAAGACATTTCTCTGCGGTTTCCATTTGTTTTGGTGTTAAACGTCCCCACTGATTAAGGGAATCTTTCATTTTGTTGATAAAACTGTTGTTTCCTTGGTAGTTACGAACTTTCTCGGTGATTTTGATGGTGTCAGTCATGGTTGTTGTCATTTGTTATACAAAGATACAAATAAACTTCATTCCCACAAGCAAAAAGAAAAAAAATCCCCTCTTTTTTTCAGAGGGGATTCTCACTCTTAGTTTTGAGTGAAGGCTTTGTCAGCCCAAGTTTTAGCTCCCATGAAGTCCCAAATATTCATGTCACACATGTTGGGGAAACTACTTCTCATGTCACCAACGGTCAACACATCCAAGAAACCTTTATCGATTCCGTGCCACTTGTTTCCTTTAGTTGTGAAAACATTGTGCCATAATTCCATTCCATTGTCGTAAGTCACCTTAACTTGAACGTTTACCAAAGAGTTTTTCTTGTACCCTGCGATAACAGACTGAGCGGTACCTTTGGTGTCGTGGATGACGAGGAAACCCGCTCTACACTTAACAACGATACGGAATTCATATTCAGCGTTCACGTCTTTGATATGGTTAGAGACAGTAACAGACAGACGTTTGCCGTTGGTGGTGGTGTCAAAGGAGCCGTAGAATACGTCTCCTGCCATTGTTCCTTCAGTAACTTTGATGATTGATTGGGTCGGGGTAGAGATTGTGTTTGTCATAGTAGTGGTTTTTTTTAACACTACAAAGATACGCGCAAAATCCGAACTGCCAAACTTTTTTTTATTTTAATCTTGACATCTTAAAAATGTAATCGTCATCAATAAAATGTACGGTCTTTGGATTTTCAGGTATCTCATCAGTAAAATAATATAACGCCAAAGAATATCTTGAGATGTTATCGGGTGTGTTCAAAGGAACAGGGTGCCCGTGAGGAGCATTTTCAATATCAAATATAACCGCTCTATTAAAAATTGGTGAAATCTTAACACACTCCCTTGAAAAGTCTTTTTCCCACAATTCTAAATCTCCCCCCCATTCTTTTTCCCAATTTTTATTTAAGTATATTAACAAATTGAGTTTTCTACGATGATTGGTTTCAGGATGTCTATTATAATCAGTATGAATTGATAACTTACCACCTCTATTGATTTTATGAACACCACCACCCATTAAAATATCATCACAATATAAATTTGAGTGACCTGTCAATTCTTTAAGAAAATTTAAAAATTCAGGCGTGTTTAAATAATCAATAACTAAAGAAGTGTGTGGTATTTGTTTTTTTAATTGTATTATATCAGTATCATGATTTGGTGTGTAGAATTTATTTACCTCATACTTTTCAACCCATTCTTGATTATTGTGATACCAATAATCGTGTTGTTTTAATTCCGAAAGAACTCTCTTCAAAAGATAATCAGGTAAAAAATTATCAATTACCGTATAGGGGAATGGGTGCGCATTTTGATACACACAACTTAATTTTTTAGATAAACTATAATCAATCATATTTTTTAAATTCTACAAGAACCGTCACAAGTTTGTCCAACACCATCAACATAACCTCTTCTTATATCAACGTGTGTGTTTTTGGTATAACTTGTTTTTCCACCACAAATAACACAACTATCATACTCATCGTCAGAACGTTCTTCAATACCAACGACATGTCCGTAATCGTCAACAACTAACTTGACATGTTCATCAGAATTTTTTACAAGGTTATTAATCTCATTCCAATACTTTTCTCTAACGTATTTTCCGAGTTCCAAATCATTTGGTCTTTCCAAAATTTCACGGGTTGCGATTTTTATTTCCATTTTTATTTTAATAATACATACCAAATGTTGAAAAAAAATACTATCAATTCAATTTTACGGTATTTATATTAAAAGTCATACTGTGACCAACGAGAAAATTTATCAATTAGTTTTAAAATACTCTTACTTGTTTGACCAAACGCCAAACATACTTGACCTTATTACCGTACAAATTAATAAATTGTGGGATTGGGAGTATGGCGGAAGATTTAGGAGATTTACAAATGATGATGATTCCATATTTGCAATTATGTTATATCTACATAGAAAAGGATATTCCTATGACCAAATTATAAATAAAATTAAAAACAGTACCGCAATAGTTCTTGGTTACGACAACGAAGAACGTGTTTTAGAAACGTGTGGTGATTGTGAGGGAAGTGGTCGTGAAGAATGTACAATTTGTGGTGGTAGTGGAACAGTTGAATGTAATGATTGTGATGGAACAGGAGAAGTGTCGGGTGAGCCTTGCGACTCGTGTCAAGGCGGAGGTGAATTTGATTGTGACGAATGTGATGGAGACGGTTATATTGAATGTCGTGAATGTGAGGGTGGTGGTGATGTCGAAAACCCCGACAAAACTAAATTTACAACAGTTACTTATCTAACCTTTAATCCTGTGGTTGCCAATTATTTTAGAGAAAATTTAAATGGTAGCGTTCCCGAAATTTCAAACTCAACTTTTGATAAATTACATAAATTGGATGAAAGTGATTTTGAAGTTGAATTACAAAGTAATTATAAAAGGGTGTCCAATTATGTTATTGAGGTAACTTCAGACCCTGAGGAATTAATTGAATTTATTTCGGACGCAAAAAACCAAATTGAAAATAACTACTTATGGACTTTAACGGTATAGTAAAATTTTTAAAATCCCGAGGTGGATACCCTAACCCAAATATGAATTTATATTTGGAGATGTTTGACATGACTCAATCAGAGTTTCTCATGTCCATGCACAAATCTTTAGGTGAAGAAGGTACCAAAACATTATTAACTAAATCAATCAAAAAATTAACTAAAGATGGACCATTTAAAATTGAAATAGACAGTTTAGAGGTTGGGTCATACGTTGAGTTAGATTTTAAAAATTCATCTGTTTATGTTGAAGAAATTAATGATGAAAGATATGCCACAGTATTAATAGAAAATTGGGACATACCAAATTCAAGTATAATTTACTTACATATAAATGACGATGGTGAAGAAGAGATGAAATATTTTGACATTGATGGTTTATTAGATTTTTTATGGGATGAAAACCCGTACGACTACTCCGACGCATTAAATGAATGGGTATCATTTATTGCAAAACAAATTAGTTCATATATGGGAACCCCAATAGGATTGGCTGATAGAGCAAATAGAGCAAAAGAATAAAAAAGGTCAGCCGAAACTGACCTTTTCTTTTGGGACTGACCGAATGACAGTCAATCACTCCACCACCTGACATTATGTCAGGAAATTATTTGGTAACTAAAGCTTCCACCTTAGATTTCATATGTTCTGACAAACTAAGTTCACCAACTGTTGGTGTAACCAAGGAAGTCAAAACAATAGAATCAACCAAATACTTGTAAGGAATGTGAACCAAGAAGTCGGTACCATTGAAGAAATCTAAATCTCCTTTGAGTTCCAAACAACCGTGAACCATCTTCAAAAACAACTTAAACTGAACACCATCAACAAAGGTTTCATTCAAGAGGGTTCCGAACTTCTCGTTCTCAATCCGAATATTGTATGTAAAATTTATTTTCATATCTGTTGTTTAACACTACAAATATAAAAAGAACTTTCCATATAAACAAAAAAACCCGAAGATTTTTTTCTTCGGGTTTTGGCACTTAGGTTGAGAATACACCTTTGATTGAGAATCTTTAGGAACATTATTGTTTCTTTCCGTTTCCACTATCTTTTGAATAGTAATTCTCAGTGACGGTTCCTTAGGGGTACCACTCCTTGAGTTGTAGCTTACTCTCTTTTTACTTATTACTCTCCGAGGTTGCCACCCCAGTGAATCCTTGCGGGATTAGAGAACGTTCTCAAGAATCGTGTGGGTCTTGGAAACCCACAACGGCAATGAACATCTCATTACTATGTAGTCACCTTTCACCTACAACTGACGGACACTTTTCCTTTGTCTTTTAGTATTTGCATACCTATAAAATGCAAAGTTTGTTGTTTGTGGATGGATGAAAGTAGTGGTCCGCCGACCAGCCAAGCCATCTTTTGAACGACTCGATACTATACTACTCTCTGAGATATCCCTACCTCAACACTTCAAGACTACTTCGTGACTTATGTCTTGGTAGACAATGGTCAAGGATGATTTCGGCACCACCCGTTTGTCATCATACCTTTCGGTTTTAAGTATCCTTTGATATTGAATCCCGCAGTTATAAGGTTGGATTACCCTATTTCCCACAACAATTCTACGAGTTATTCTTATTGTTCTTCCGAACTCAACCCAACGACCCACATCGCTGAGTCATATTTCCATTTCATCTACAGTGTCACCCTCGATTACTTAGGACTTATGATATCCCGCTTGCCTACTCGAGTTAATAAAACCGAAGTTTTAAAAACCGCAATCTCTTTTAAACTTGAGAGACCACTTTATCCCACTTTCGTGGTTTATTTATCGACCATAGGCGGCCGATTATCTTTTCTCAGTATTTTCTCAAAATCAACCCAAGGGTCTCATCATCAACATACTGATGGAATAATCAATAATTTAAAGAACGTTTCAGTTTCCTGATTTGTTATACAAAGATACAACAGTTTTTCATTCTGTCAAGCACCTTCGTGTTTTTTTTGTAGCGGGAGAGGGAATCGAACCCCCGACCTCAAGGTTATGAGCCTTGCGAGCTACCGCTGCTACTATCCCGCGATTTATTTTTAAGAACGTTCCCCGAAAAAAAGTCCCACAACTTATTGTATTCTCTCGAACACTCGTTGTAGGACTGTGAATTGAGGATTTAACTCCTCTTCTTCCGAGTGTCTCACAAAGATAAAACAATTTTTTCAAATTGTCAAAAGGGCTAAGTGAAACTTTTTTGTGGGGTGTTTCTACCTTTCGGTGGAGATTATAAATATAGACATACTATTGAAAAGTTCAATCTTTTTCAAAAATATTTTGTAAAATTGTTTTCAAATATACTCCTGTATCCATATTATTGACTTTATCCAAACCAAAATACCCACATTCAGTGTGTTCATGTCCATCTTGAGCGGTTTCAAGGTTAGGGTACATATACTCATGGGTATTCAACAAATAAACATACATCATACCTTTTATACTACCGTCAGTCTTTTTCTTTTTTGGTAGTATACCCACAAAATCTAAATCGTAGTTATCTATGTTAATATCGGTCTCTTCGTAAAACTCTCTGTACGCAGCTTCTTTAGTTGATTCATCTTTTTCAACGTGTCCTGAAGGAATAGACCACATATTAGGGTAAGATGACTTACCGTTTCTTTTACACAATAAGCATTCACCGTTAACTTTAACGACCACACCACTCAACCTTTTATACTTTTCCATATTTATAAATAATCATGAAAGTTAAAATAGGCGATAACACCTTTACTGTAAAGGTTATGGACGATTACCGTAAACGTGCTGAAGGTATGATGAACAAAACTTTTAACGAATATTTTAACGGTATGTTGTTTCTGATGACCGACCACACCAATTGTTTTTGGATGAAAAATTGTATAATACCTTTAGATATTATCTACATTGACAACCAAATCATATCAAAGGTTCACCACAATTGCCCACCATGTGTTGATGAAGACTGTGAGAACTACTGTGGTAGAGGTTATCTTATATTAGAAGTTGAAGGGGGTACTTGTAAGAATCTTGGTATCAAAAAAGGGGACTCTGTTAAGTTTCTTATTAATTAACCTTCCTTTTTACTTTCCTGAATTTTTTCCTTTAAGACTTTAAAGAACTCTTGTCCAATCATCTTGACAAATTTGATGTACGGTGCATCATCTCTTTCAGGGTCATATCTATATGGTCCTGATGGTGGTCTTTTGGCCCTACCCAAATAATTAAGTCCTGAAATGTTGGTAATACATTTGTGTCCACCTGAATTGGCTTGAATCAAATCCCAAGCATTTACACCAATCTTATCCAACAATTCCATTTCAGGTTCACTTAACTCTGAGAATGGTTTGTCAATGATTGTTTTTAAATTATCTAATATTTGTTCTCCATTATCCATCATCATAATATTACCACCATAAATGGCGTCAAAATCTTTGAATGTGAATCCAACCGATTCCGCACCCATACCTGATTCTGCAATATACTTGATTGTTGATAATGGAATTGTTCTATCTTGAAGTTGTGCTTTCCACTTATTCAAAACCTCGTCTTTAACTTCTCCAAGATTTACACCTTTGAGCTCTCTATCTTTTTTAAATGGATTACAAGACGCTTGTACCAAACCTAAAGGCCACATGATAATTAAAAAGTCCGCATCAGGATTGTTTCTAAAAGGCGTATATCTATCGTAAGAACCAGTACCTTTCAAAGTTCCCATACCATACTGAAGAATGATTCCATCTTCAACTTTCACATTTCGGTGATTCGCCATTGAGTCCATATAATCTTTGGCATTTCTTTGGAGTCTTTCAGGAGTCTCACGAGTGTTTTCACTCATCCAAGTTTTAATATTATTAAGGATTGAATAAAGTGACGGCTCAGAGTCCATCACCAAACTCTCTAAGAAACCTTTTTTGTTTTTAAACGCCAAGAGTAATTTGTTAGTTACTAAACCTAATAACATTTTATTTTTTGCCAGACCTTTCTCTTTATCTAATCTAAAAAGAAAATTAACAACTTCTTTTGTTGTTAAATCATGTTTTGCAAAGTCAGCCGAGTCAACTGTAGAAATCAAAAGAATGTCTGAACTTGGGAACAATTCTTTTGGTGAGATAATCTGAGAAATTGTTTCAACATTTGAACGAGCTTGTCTGAATGATTTTGAAGCATCCTTTTCAGCACCAACTTGAGTATCGTGGTGGTCTGTGTGAATGACAAACATCGGTTTACCGTGAGCAAAGTCTACTAACACAGGCATCACATCACCACTAGCATCAGGTTTCTTTACCGCAAACTCTTTCTCACCATATTGGATAACCTCAGAATCCACAACATCAATACCATTGTCTTCAAGGTATTTCTTCATCGCAATTGCTGTGGTAACACCATCTAAATCTTGGTGAAAATATATTTTAGCCTTTGGGTATCTTTTCGCCAAAGCTTTAATATCACGTAAACCTGATTCTTTGATAATCTTTTTCATTAGTCCCAACCAAAGTAATGTACAATTTTATCAAATAAATCGCCATAATCAGAAACACATTGTTTAAATATTAATTTATCCTTATCAGGCATCGCATCCATGGTATCTTCTCCCCAAACACCATCAACAGGATAAACATTAATCATTGATTGGTATTTGGCAACTGCCTGAGCACTTTTTGATTTTGGATAGTTACCGATTGAACCGTCAATTTTTAATGGTTGACCGGCATCATCTTTAACACCTTTTTTATTTAAGAAACATTGGATTGCACTATTGTAGTTGTATCTGTCAATAGTAGTCATACCACTATTCAAATCTTCTTTTAAATACTGTCTTGAAGTCGCACCAATGTGCATTCCAAGAATTCTATTTTTTTCTTCTTCAGTTATTACAAACTTTTTCATATTAATATTTGAGAGTTAATAAATATTTTAATTTGTTAATTGATAACAACATTTCATCTCTAATATTCAATAAATCAGTATCCACTTTTGAATCTAAACCTTCAGTCATAGATAATAAAAATTCACAGATACCATCAATGAAATTTTGCATTGATAGTTTATCAATGTCTTGAAACATGATAGAAAATTCTTCAGGGAATTTTGGTCTTCCGTACTTTCCCATCATACCTTCAACGAAGTCGTCAATTAAATCACCTAATCTATCATATACCTTACCATATGCTTTATGTTTAGCGTCAAACGTAGTTTGCCAATGTAAAAATCTAAATTGATTTTGAACTTGGACTAATTTTAAAATATATTCTTCTTTCATTATACTGGACTCATTAATTTTGTTAATGCTGACGTAATCGGCGACATGGATATTTTTTCACCCACAGCAACTAAACTCTGTGGTGATACTTGAGTTGTTGTAGTTCCACCCAACTCAGTTTTTAAGGCTTCTTGACCCTCAGGAGTTGATTCATACTGTTTCATTGCCGCTAACATCTGTTCCTCACCCATCATACCTGAAAGTTCTTCAGGTCCAACAAAATTTCCAACACCCAATTTATCTAAAAACCCAAGATAGAATTTTGTTTGACCCATTAGTACTCTTGTTCTTAAAGAACTTTTCCCAAACAGGTCAGAAAATCTACCTAAACCAAGACCACCCCCATAAAGGAATCTTTGGAGGATATTTGGTTTACCTAATATTGCTGGGTCCATAAACTTTTCTCTTTTCAAAGCTGTTTCCAAACCTTGAACCAATTTCATTTGTTCTTGTGGTGTTTTATTTACCATTAAACGTCTAACACCCATGGACCTTCTTGACGCACTACTGAATAAGTTTACCCAACTTTGTAGAGTCTTTTTAAACCCTGATAATAATCCTCCCATATTTGGAATTTTATCAATTACTGTGTCAACTCTTGAAGTCCAATTTTGAGCGGTTTTAAATAATATGTTTGCAGGTCCTTCAACTTTTTCTAACATCTTAAGATTCTTGAGAGCCAATTCAGTATTACCAGCATTAATGGCTTTTTCAGCATTTCTAAGGTACTTAGTCCCTTGACTTCCGGCTTTCATGGTTCCTATAGCAGTTTTACCAACCACATCACCAATATATGGTACTGCGGATATTAAAGACAAAAACGCAAATAGGGTGTCACCTTGTTTATAATAAGAAATGGCATTTACAAAGTCAGTAATTCCTGTTGGGTCAACAATACCAACAACATCCAAAACAGTATTCAACCAATAAGCTTCATTAAGGTTTTGTTTCAACCCTTCAAGTTGATTTTCAGTTATCAAAATTTGACTCATGATTTTTTAAATAAAAATATCTACTTATAAATACTATGATACAACTTAATATAAAGGTTGGTGACACAATTTTGATAGGTAGATTCAAAAATAAAAAGGTGATAGTAAAAACTATCACCCTTGACCAACATGGTTTACCATTGGTAAACGGAAAACCAATTTGTAATTTTCGTTACTCAAAAGAGTAGAACAGTTGGATTAAACCACCTCAATTGGTTTTTCAGGAAATTCTATAACCTGTTGTCTTTTTTGTTGAACAAAAAACCCAACCCTTTCATTAGCCACTTTGGAGTAGTTAGAACTGATTTCAATACCAATCCAACGACGGTCTAAAGTCTCGGCAGCAACCATACTTGTACCTGAACCAGCAAACGGGTCAAGGACAATATCATTCTTATATGTGAGAATCTTAATTGCCTTGGTTGGGATATCCATTGAGAAGGTCGCCTTTGTCAATGAACGAGTATCGGCAAAATAATTCCACTGTCCAAATACCAAATCAATAAACTCACGTTTCTGTTGTTCGGTATACATCATCTTGGGTCTCATGTTACCGTCTTTACCTTCAACCTCACCCATCTCACCAACCCATTCAGGTTGTCCTTTAACAATCTTAATATGTTTCTTCTTATACGCCAAGATAACACATTCCTTTGGATTGTAGATGTAAGGTGCCGAGGGACTCATCCATGACCCCCAAGCTGTGGTACGACTTCTGTGTGGTGATTCTTCTTCAAGGTCCACAACTCCGAAGAACTTGTAACCAATCTGTTTCATAATTTGCCATACCTCACTCAACATGAAGATTCTTCCACCCTTGGCTTGTCGGTTAATCTCATACGGGATATTCAAAGCAATCCTGCCGTCATCTTTCAACACACGGTATGCTTGTTCCATCCAGGAATATGTAAATTTAACATATTCCTCCCAAACCATATCATCATCGTGAACATCATATTCAATCCCGACACCATATGGTGGTGATGTCACAATCAAATCTACAGACCCTTCTTCCATGGTCTTCATCACTTCAATACAATCTCCGTTTACTATTTTTCCTAAATAATTTTCTGTCATTTTAATATATTGTTACTTTGTGGTCTCTTACAATAATAGGATTTTCTGTTTCAAATTCCAACCATGCTTGACCACCGTCTAAGAATGTTTTTGTTTTAACCGATACCTGAAATTCAAGACACCTGATTGTAAGTTTTTTATCCTCGGATTGTATTACCCAACCGACTTCCATGGAACCTGTCGCAGCCAATCTGTACTTCATCACTCAATAACCAAACAACAATCTTCAATGGTAATTTTTTTAGCATTACAAGTAATATGACCTGTTTCTCTACCATCATCTCTATACCCGCTAGAAGAGTTTATCTGACACAGAAATTCTATTGAATCAACTTTTAAAAGTTGTTTATCAATAAACACTTTCCATGGTCTGTCTCCGTTTTTGTGGTTTGAATTATATCGTACCTCAACCAACATTTTCTAAATTATCAATCTTCCTTTGAAGATACCAAAGAGCTTTTTTTAAGTCTTGTAATTCTTTATCACTACCTTTCTTACCAGCCCTTGAGATATACTTCACCGTATTCCCAAGATGGAAGTCAAGTTCCCAAGCCTCAATTACTTTGATGGCCTCATACATATTATCCTCACCCCCATAATGAACCGGGTGGTTTACCATTTCATTTAATGACATATTATCTTAAAGTAATGTAATAATTTTTTAGTTTAATTGATTTTTTGTATCCGTTCCTAACAGAAAACAAAGGGTTTTTAGTCCAACATATTTTGTATGAAAAGATTCCTATCCACCCATTTTCTTCTGACCTAACCAAAGAAAAGATATATTTCTTTCCCCAAGTCAAATGAATCTCATTGATAAATTTATTCTTGAGTCGATATAGTTTTAATGACATAATATTTTGAAGCTAATGGAGTTTCAATTATTAGACCCTGTGATACAAGGTCTTCCAAATACTTTTCTGTAGTCTCCAAGTCCTCCTTCAAAATATATCGTGAGATGTACGATATGTGAAGGGGTCTCCGTAGTTTTAAAAGGAGACTATTTAGTTTTTTTTCGTCCATAAGATTTCTTCTCTACTTCTTTTGATTTCTTTTTCTTTGGCTCCTCCATCACAACCTCTTTCTCACCTGTTGAACCTTTAAACTCAGACTTGGAGATGTAATTCCAATATCCTGTTGATACTCTACGCTCAGCGTCTTTGTCTACAACACGCAGCATGTGACCCTCTTTGTAAGGTCCTGTTGATTTTATCGCTTTAATACATTTCATAAAAATAAATTTTGGTTTTGTTTTTTAAGTGTGGAAAAGATTTGAGATTCATCGTGACCCTGTTGAAATAAATTAAAAACATCAGATGATATGGTATCCATAAAAATAAAAGCATCCACCCTCGGAGAGAACAGAGTCTTTAAATCGGAATTTTCCAAATGAACTTTTACCGTCTTTTGGTCTACGAATCGTTTTGTGAATCCCATGAGACAATATTAGGAAATAATTTTTAGACTGTCAAACGATTCCCAATCTTCTTTTGGAACACTTTGAAGGATATATGCCAATAGTTTTCTCTTTAACATCGGAACCAAAGTCTGTTCAAATGGGAAGTTTTCATTGGTCTCTACCTCAAATATCGGTAACTTGGTGAAATCTACCAAGTCCTTCCACGATGTCGCATCTTTTACTAACGTGGTAACTCGTTGACCTTGGGGGTCACCACTCCATACCATATCAAAATAAATCTTGGCGTCTGATTTGGTTCTCTTCATCTTTCTAATTGAATACTCCCACAAAAATACTTGTTTCTTACTTTTGTTGGGGTAATAGATGTATCCGTGACCAAACCCCATATTGTCTTTGTTTTTCTTTAGATTGATTGCTGTTGATTCATATACTATGGACCAAATGGACTTTCCAATATTAAAAGTGTCCATCAATCTGTTACCAGAAAAAACCAATGTCTTTTCTAACTCACTGAAATCACTGTCTTGTAGTTCGGGTAACTTAAGTGGTTGAAGTTCTTTCAAAAGAATCTCATCATCACAAGATTCAAATTTCTTTTTTGTTTGTAGTAATCTTTTTTCTTTAACTAAAGATTGAACATTTGCTAAGTGAAGTGCCAACTCAACAAAATCAGGATAAATTTTAAACTCGTCAAAATTTTCCTCACATTTTTGAATGTAATTAAGTAAGGTATATTTGTTATACTCAAAATCTATTGGTTGCGAGAGCATCCAATCAGGATTTAATTTAAATGATTTTTTCTTCCTCGCCATTTACATAAGAATAAAACACCATTTTATTTATTCAACTCTTATGATAAAATAAAGAACACCCTCTACTTTTTGTTCATCAACTTTGCCATCATAATGAGACATTATCTCATAACCATCACTATCAATCCACCCTTCAATTAACTCATCTTCATTAATAAAGTTTGAAAGTTCTAAATCCCATTCCCTAATAAAACTTAAACTATCGTCCATAACATCATTTACCCTCTCCTCAATTATTTGGTTAATTAAATCATCAGGAAAATCACCTTCAGGACTTTCTTCTATTTCTTCTATCTTTTGCTCAAACTCATAGATGGCATTATCTTCCAATTGGGATATTTTATTTTCAAATACCCCACGTAATTCTCTTGGCGACTTTTCCATTAATTGTTGCAAATTAACAATCTCACCCTTAACTTTTTCAATCTGATAATTTAAATACTTTATTTCATTATCTTGAACATATGAAGTTTCTCTCTGTGACTCGTCCAACCAACTTTCAGGGTCTTGGTAAATCAAATCATTGTACATGTCCTCAGCATATCTTTGAACACTATCATCATCAATATAATTTTCAAGAAAACTTTTTGAGAAAAAATTTATACCCTCACTTTCAATAATTTGTTTGGCGTATTCCTCAGCAGACCACTTTAATTCTCTTTCATTACCTATTGCATATTGGCTATTGTCCCATGAAGTTTCAAAAATTTCCATATTACTATAGAATTCTTCATTTTTTGGGGTAATATCGTACACATCGTAATAATCATCAAACTCAGATAACTCTTCATCAATTTGTTCTAACTGTTGTTGTAAACTAGTCTTTAACCCTTGAGTGTCATTCTGTATTTCATCCTCAATTTGACTTTTTCTTAACTCAAGTTGTTTTTTTCTTTCTTTACCTTCTTCATCCAATGCATTTATCTCATTACTATACACCAAATGGTCAAATAAAGCATGTGCCATTAATCCTTCTTTGGGACAATCAGGTCCTAATTTCCACAGGTCCTTCTCTCTTCTTAATTCTGCACTGATATTATTTACTTCTGAACTCATTACAATTGATAAATATTAGGATATGTTTATATTTATAATCAATAAACCTTTAATTTAAATAAAGTCATGGGATGCGGTTGTAAAAACAAAAACAACACTAACACAAATCAGATTCAAGCGCCAGTGGTTAAACCCCAGGCTCAACCTGTTAATGAAAACATCAAAGATGCCATTAAAAGAACAGTAGAAAAGTATTACGTAAAGAAATAAACTAATCTGAGATGTTTTTTAGTGAAGGGTGGAGAAATCTACCCTTTTTTTGTATTTATAAAAATATGGCACTTATTGATTTAGCAATTAAAGATTTCAACGAGGGTGATTACGACCTAATTGAAACAGCATTTAATGGCGATATATTCTCATTCTTTAATTATGCTGATAAAAGAGGTAAATTTGATGAAATTATTGCCGATGATTATAATCACAACGATTATGAAAACGATTACACTCTGTGGGTTTCTAATAACAAACCAGAAATTTTCCGTAAACTTATTGAAGACAAATTATCCGATGTGAAATACATTGATGGTAAATGGTATTTTATAACATCTGATAGGGGAGATTTATCCAAACTTTATTGTGACAGTAGAGATATTAGTCGTGAAACAATAGAATCTATATTGTCAGGAGAATATGATAGTTCTGATTATTGGGATTCAGGAATAGATGTCTATGACAACGTAATTGATGATTTAAATGACCAAAACAAACAAACTTTAATTGAAAAATTATTAGAGGAATTGAAAGATGAAAGAATTACACCGTCAACAGATTTATTAGAAGAAATTGCATCGTCACAAGGTCATGATGAATATGTATCTTTAGATACTGAAACATTAAATAGAATAATAGATGATAAAGATTCTATAAAAGAAATCCTACCCGATGATTTAGACAGTGAGTTAATAAGTTTATATTGGAGTGCATATAATGCCGCATATGAAGATGAACTCTACAAATCTATTTGGGGTGAACTTGATTCTATATTTGAAGGTAATGGTGAATGGACTCAAACACCATCCCCTTTTGATAAAAATAAATTTATCCAAGCATTTAAAATACCTTTTATTAATTTGGAATCAATTGTAAAAGATTATCTTGAGGATAATCTTAGATATAGAGATAGAACCTTGGAGTATTGGGGTAACATCATTGATATAATAGATGATACTCATGAGTGTTTAAGAGTTAGAGTCCCTGAATATGCAGATTGGACTGATACTAAAGAAAATATTAATTCTCTTTACAACGATTACATTTCTTAAAGTAATCTTTTTTCTTTCGCCTTTACTACAAGTTTTTGAGCTCTGTCTTCAATTGAGTTAATAATAACTTCTTGCTCTTTTAAAGCTTCAATACACACGGCAATCATCTCTTTGTATTTCATGGTGTAGTGTTTTTCTTCACTACCAGATACAAGTTCAGGGAAATATGGTAAAACTTCTTGAGCAATAAAACCAATGTTTTTATGTCCAAGTTTTTCTTTATCATCCCAATTATAATAGAATTCAACACCACGAATTTTAATTAAATTTTCAAGTGCAGATTCAATAGGTTCAATGTTTGTCTTTAATCTAATGTCGGATGGTCCTGTAGGTCCTGTAGCACCTTGTGCACCCGTATTACCCGTGGCTCCTTGTGCTCCTGTAGCACCTTGAGCACCAAAAGTAGAACCTGCCTTTCCTTGAGCACCTGTAGGTCCTTGAGCACCACCTGCACCAGGTCCTTGAGCACCTGTTGCACCTTGGGAACCTGTAGGTGCGGTACCTGGAAAACCTTGAGCACCTTGAGCACCCGCACCTTCAGAAGGAAAACCTTGAGCACCTTGTGTACCAACCGCACCTTGAGCACCTTGTCCTCCTTGTGGTCCTTGAGCACCTTGTGGTCCTTGAGTTCCTTGTCCACCCGCAGCACCTGTTGAGCCACCTCCACCCTGAGAACCTTGTCCTCCTTGAGTACCCTGAGCACCTTGTCCTCCCTGAGCTCCTTGTGAACCTTGTCCTCCTTGAGTACCTTGAGCACCTTGACCTCCTTGAGAACCTTGTGAACCTTGAGCACCTGTAGAGCCACCTCCACCTTGCGAACCTTGTCCTCCCTGAGCTCCTTGTGAACCTGTAGCACCTCCACCACCAGCACCACCTTGCGAACCTTGTCCTCCTTGAGCTCCTTGTGAACCTGTTGCACCTCCACCGCCAGTTCCTCCTTGAGCACCTTGTCCTCCTGTTGGTCCTGTGGCACCTTTACCTCCTTGTGAACCTTGTCCTCCTTGTGAACCTTGTCCTCCTGTTGGTCCTGTGTCACCTTTACCTCCTTGTGAACCTTGTCCTCCTTGTGAACCTTGTCCTCCTGTAGACCCCTGAGCACCTTGAGCACCTTGTCCTCCTTGTGAACCTTGAGCACCTTTACCACCTTGAGAACCTTGAGAACCTGTAGCACCTCCACCACCAGTCCCACCTTGAGAACCTTGACCTCCTTGTGAACCTTGTGAACCTTGAGCACCTGTGGAACCACCTCCACCTTGAGAACCTTGACCTCCTTGTGAACCTTGAGCACCACCTCCACCTTGAGAACCTTGACCTCCTTGAGTTCCTTGTCCTCCTTGAGAACCTTGTCCTCCTTGTCCTCCTTGAGTACCTTGTGAACCTTGAGCACCCTGACTACCAACACCACCTATCGAACCTTGAGCTCCCTGACCACCTTGAGTACCTTGGAAACCTTGTCCTCCTTGAGCCCCTTGATTACCTGTTGCTCCTTGTGAACCGGTCGCTCCTTGGAAACCTTGTCCACCCTGAGCTCCTTGGGAACCAACCGCACCTTGAGAACCTTGTCCTCCTTGAGAACCTTGTCCTCCTTGTGAACCGACCGCTCCTTGCGAACCTTGCCCTCCTTGAACACCCTGAGCACCTTGTCCTCCTTGAGAACCTGTAGCACCTTGAGAACCCTGTCCTCCTTGAGTACCCTGAGCACCTTGTCCTCCTTGAGAACCTTGTGAACCAACCGCACCTTGTGAACCTTGAGCTCCCTGTACTCCTTGACCTCCTTGAGCACCTTGACCTCCTTGAGCACCTTGACCTCCTTGAGAACCTTGAACTCCTTGACCCCCTTGAGCTCCTTGTGAACCTATCTTAACTTGAGTTCCTTGAGTTCCTTGAGCTCCTTGTCCTCCTTGAGAAC